ACAGAGCCGATAAGGTAGACGTGGAACGGTACGCCGAACCGCGCTATGATTTGAAAATCATATCGTTCTTGATTACGGACCGACCCTGGGCCTGACGGAGGCAGGGGAGCGGTAACGCCTGAACGATGAAGAGAGGAGAGTTCTTTAACTCAGACTGGATCATGAGTGCCTCTCAATAAACATCGGTTTATGATCCACCGTCAAGCTGTTTTGTGGTTAGGGTACCATAAAACAAGTTAAATTAATGCCCCGCTAAAACAACAACAAGAAACAATAACAACAACAACAACAACAACACCAACAACACAAGAAAGCGAACAGTACAGCGTTCGAACGCGCCAAGTCTTACGCAACTTACGGACGGAGTACGTGTTAGGCATCGTGAGTATATCACTAGCATTACTAGGGTTAATTCTGGCTATCAAATCTGGACTTCTACAGGTATATTAATGGAAGCCCCAAAAGTGATTTCAGTTAACCCCGGTGATGGGGAGTGCTTCCCTTGGCTTAGCAACATAGCGCCAAATTTTGAGTTCTACGTCATCAATAGTCTCAAATTTGCTTATAAGTCGAGTGTCTCATCATTCACTCAAGGAGCGATAGCGATTACTCCGGAATTTGATCCACACAATCACAAGCTAGGACCCCCACTCAGTTTGACAGAAATGTTGAACAAAGAAGGGGCTGTCAAAGGGAATGTGTGGTCCGACTGCCAATTAACCGTACAACCGAACCGCTTGCGTGACAAGAAATTAGTCCGACCTGAACATCACACAACTAGAACCTCTGAACATTTGAGGCAAACCGATTTAGGGCAGATTTATATTGCCCTGTACAATATCGGAGAAGCTGATGTCACAGGAGCGTACGGCGACCTATACGTTGAGTACGATGTCACCCTCAAGAGCCCAAATTACATGAATAAATCCATCAAGTCTCATCGATATGAAGGAAAGTACGTCTTGGAAGGGCAGACAGGAAGATTCCCCCCGCTCTTAGGGGGAACAGCTGATGGTACTCCTACAGGCCCCAGCAAACTCACAACCAATTTCGAAAACCATGGCCATGAACATTCCACTCTAGGAGTCTCTATAACTAATCAAACAATAGGGACATCTACTGGAATACCCTTGGAGGCATCTCGCATACGATTCGAGGAGCCATTTCACGGCAAAGTAATATACTATTGCAAGAACCACCTCGGAACCATGGACCCAGGAAGCGCCCCCATTCTGTCTTCTGATATCCCAAACGGGTTAATCTATGGAGAAGGGTACGAGCCCCAAATTAAAGCTCGTGCGATAAAAGACAGCGGTGCGAAACCTGGAGGTACGGGAAGAGATTGGAATTGGGTGTGGGATGTCGTAGCAGCTGCAGGAGCAGTTTTAGATCTCAGCTTCAACGGAACAGGCACACTCGCCGCCGACGTGACAACATTAACGCTTACTGATGTCGCAGCAGGTCTACTGTCGGTTGCATTGTTGTAGAGCTCAGTACTATAGTAACAACGGGAGAGATCCCAGACCACGAGTGGCAAAGAAGTGACCCTGAAGGGATGCTTGTCGAGTGACGGTTACCCAACCTGATAGACGAGTATAAACCGCAAGTAAAACTGGGAAGTGAAGGAAAATTGAGTTAAATGGAGAGGCTCACACCAACAGGATTTAGTTCGCGTAGAAATACGGCGCTAGATTCGATCATGTTGAGCTCCATAGCCCGGGTTACGACCGCAGGGTGCTCATAATACCAAAGCCCGGAATGGAAGCGACCCTAAGGACGGAGCAGATAGACCAAGAACGGGCACGGCGAGCCTGTGCGGTTAGCACACTATCCGTCACGATTTGCTCGGAGGGAATCCCACGTGAAACCGAGCACGAAATCTCACTAATTCCAATAATCACATCCTCGAGATTATTGAGTGTCCAGAGGAACCGTCTTGTAAAGGCCTCTCGAGCAGCCCGACGAACTGCCTGAGTGATGGAACAGTCC